CTGAAAAGCAGACCGTAGAGGCTCAGTATGCCCCGGCCGTTATGGATACTACATACGGCTACGGATCGTTTAATACTAATAGCGCTTTTGGATATAACGGCGTAGGTATCGATCGTAATTTTGCACTGCAAGTAAGTAGCGTAGCTCGCTGCCGTAACCTTATAGCCGGAGTAATTTCCTCGATCGATTTATCATTATATAAAAAATCAACCGGTGAAAAATTAGGCTCTCCTGTTTGGTTAGAGCAGCCGGATCAAAGACAACCTCGCAGCGTTACTATCTCGGCCACTGTGGACTCGTTAATGTTTTATGGGGTAAGTTACTGGGTCGTTAATTCTTTGTATGCCGATGACGGTAGACCGTCGGGCTTTGAGTGGGTAGCTAATAACCGAGTTACATATACAACTAATAAATACGGTACTGAGGTTAAAGATTATTTTGTAGATGGTCAGCTTGTACCTATGTCTGGTATCGGATCACTTGTAACTTTCCAAAGTTTATTACCTGGTGTATTACAGTCAGCAAGTACTACGATTAAAGCTGCTTACGATATACAAAGAGCAGCCGCGGTATCTGCAGCTACGCCGATGGCTACTACTATATTAAAAAATAACGGAGCCGATTTACCCGAGACACAAATCCAAGGCATATTAGCCGGATGGAACTCAGCGCGTAGAAATCGCAGTACGGCATATTTAACCTCTACTCTCACTGCAGAAAATATTGGCTTTAGTCCTAAAGATATGATGTATAACGAGGCATCACAATACCTAGCTACTGAAATCGCTCGAGCTATGAACGTACCGGCTTATATGATCTCTGCGGATATGAACAACTCGATGACGTACCAAAATATTTTAGATGGTCGTAAAGAGTTTGTAGCGTACTCACTACAGCCTTATATCTCTGCTATTGAGGATCGCCTCTCTATGAACGATATAACAAACAGCTCTAATCAAGTGCGTTTTGCGGTAGACGATACGTTTTTACGTGTCGATGCAAAAGAGCGTTTGGATATTATCGAGAAAATGTTAAACCTTGATTTAATTAACGTAGATCAAGCTAAACAAATGGAACAACTAACACCACTAGGAGACACAAGTGCTACTAACGTTTAGCCAAGAAATCCAAGCAGCCGATACAGAGCGCCGTATCGTCTCCGGACTTGTCGCGCCATATGGCGAGGTCGGGCATACAAGCGCAGGCCCTGTAGTTTTCGAGCGCGGCTCGATCTCTATCCCAGATGCAGCAAAAATAAAATTACTATCGCAGCACCAACAAGATAAACCGGTAGGTCGCGCTATTTCTTTTAGCGACTCTACTAGCGGCGTTTATGGATCGTTTAGACTTTCGAGTAGCACTCGAGGACAAGATGCACTCGTACTAGCGCAAGAAAATCTCATATCCGGCTTATCCGTAGGGGTGGATGTAACCGCCTCTAAGCCGATGGGTGATTACTTGCTCGTTACGGCGGCGGTCCTCAAAGAGGTGAGCCTTGTCGAGAGCCCTGCCTTTTCTAGCGCCTCCGTCGATGAAATTATGGCGGCACGTGCGGCTCTAGAAGCTGCAACAAGTACCAAGGAAAAAACTACAACTATTTCTACGACTATCGTAGAGATCGAAACCGAAACAGAAACAGAAAGCGAGGGAGCTATGACTACAGCCCCAGAAAACACACCGGAGGAAACTCCTGTAGATACACCGGTCGAGGCTGAAAAGGTCGAGGCCGCTCGTAAGATCATCCGTCCATCCGTACTGAACTCACAAACAGTACGTACGCCTATTGTCTCTATGGCTACATATACAGAGCACAAGATCAAAGCTGCACTAGGTAGCGATGAGTCTCGCCTTTATGTAACTGCAGCCGATGACTCTTTTTCCACAAACCCTGCGTTTAACCCAACTCAGTACCTATCAGAGTTTGTAACTAATACACGTTTTGGTACTCCTGCTATCGATGCTTGCTCACAGGGAACCCTCCCACAAAGTGGTATGACGATTTCAGTGCCCTCACTTGTAACCTCGGCCGGCGGTGGATCAGGTGTAGCACCTACCGTAACTGTAGAAGCTGAGGCCGGAGCTGTATCTAATACAGGTATGGTTACAGAATATCTAACAGGTACAGTATCTAAGTACTCAGGTATGAACACTCTCAGCGTAGAATTGCTAGAGCGCTCAGATCCTAATTTCTACGCAGAGCTAACAAATCAGCTACAAAACGCGTACCTAACCTCTATTGATACAGCTGTAGTAAATGCACTAATTACAGCTAGTACAGCGGCAACAGCTACTACAGCTGATAGCGATGGAATTATCGCTTTTAGCTCACAAGCTGCAGCAACTATTTACAAAAATACAGGTTACTTTGCTCAGAACTACGTAGGAAATGCCGCACAATGGCAGCTACTAATGGGCGCAACCGATACTACAAAGCGACCAATTTACAACGCTATCCAACCAATGAACGCAGCCGGACAGGTAGGCCCTCAGTCTATCCGCGGTAACGTACTCGGCTTGGATCTCTACGTAGATAAGAACTTTACAGAAACCACAGTAGATGACGGCTCAGCGCTAATTTTGGCTCCTGAAGCTTTCACCGTATACCGTGGACCACAGGCTTATATGTCCGTAAATGTTGTATCTAACCTACAGGTTCAGGTTGCAATTTATGGATTTATGGCAACGATCGCAAAAATGCCTAACGGTATCGTCCGCTACCTAAAGGCGTAAGTAAAAAACTAATAGTCGGTAGGGCTCTTAGCCCTTTGAGCCCTACCGGCCCTTTTTAAGATAGGAGTAAAGAGATGCCGGCTACATACGTAACCGAGGCTGAGCTACGCGCCAACCTTGGAATCGAAAATCTTTACTCAAGCGATATAGTCGAGACTTGCTGCCAAACAGCGCAGGATCTCCTAAATCAGTTTTTGTGGTTTGACTCAGCTCCGGTAGTAGGAGTAACGCTACAAAATAACGTAATTACAGCGATGATCGCTAACCCTATGATTTTTAGCACTGGCCAGAGCGTAACCTTGAGTGGATGCGGCTCAACTTTTAACGGTACTTACACCATTACCGGTACGATCCCTTGGTCAAATGGCACCTCCTCGCAGCTACCGTCTATTGTGTGGAATAACAGTTATTTTAATTGGCCTAACGGTTTTAGCTTTATCCAATTCCCTAAAACAGCGGCTAACGTCAATTTTCAGCGCGTACTACCTTACGGCTCAGCTGTAGGAGCAGATACAAAGACAAACTCCTACGCCACTACCCCGGCTATACGCGAGGCCGCGATGATCCTCGCAGTAGATATTTTCCAAGCTCGCCAAGTCTCACAAACCGGCGGCGTATCGATCGATGGCTTTAGTCCGAGCCCCTATCGGATGGGGAACTCAATGATCGGAAAAATCAGGGGCCTCATAAGCGGCTACCAAAATCCTAACAGTATGGTCGGATGATGCCGGCTCCTATTACTACACTCCGCGCCTCAGTAGCTACAGCTTTAGCTAATCCAAACGTTTGGAATACTTACAGTTTTCCACCGCCAACGATCACAGCTAATAGCGTTATCGTGGCCCCGGCAACGGATTACATTACTCCGAGCAATAACACTTATAACGCTATCTCGCCTTTAGCTAACCTAAAGATTATTATGACGGTGCCTATGCTCGATAATCACGGTAACCTCAATGGTATCGAAACTACAGCGGTAGCAGTATTTAATAAACTAGCAGCCTCAAATATCGTAATGAATATTGGCAGTATGTCGGCTCCAACAGTACTTAGCGTACCGAGTGGGGATCTACTTACTGCCGATTTTAATATCTCTATTCTCACGGCTTGGAGCTAAAAAATGGCATATACAGAGGATGATCTAAAGTTTTTGCGAAAGATCGGGCAGATCGTAGACGAGCCTGAACCGGTCAAAGTAGCAAAAGTAAAACCAACACCAACTACAACCGAAAGCGAGGAATAGGTCGATGGCCGTATTCTTATCAAATGGAGTGGTCGTAACCCTTAACTCGGTCGATCTCTCAGATCACGTAACAAGCGCAACTATTAACCGTACCTTCGAGGAGCTAGAAATTACAGCTATGGGCGATTCGTCTAGACGTTACGCTCGTGGGCTAGAAACTAGCACCGTAACGCTAGATTTTCTGAACGATACTGCAGCTAGTGAAGTCCTACAGACTTTACAGGGCGCTTTTGGTCAGACAGTGCCTCTAACGCTTAAGCAGACAAGCGCAACTATCTCGGCTACAAATCCTGAATATCAAACTACGATTTTGGTAAACAATACTACCGACATTAACGGAGCCGTAGGCGATATCTCAACCCAGAGCATTACATTTACTTGTAACTCACCTATCGTAGTAGACACTACGGTATAACAAACTAACAAAGGGGCAACAAATGGCAAGACTCAAAATAACAAGGGCTAACGGCGAGGTAACTGAGCATCAGATCACGCCTCGAATTGAGTATGCCTTTGAGTTATACGCAAAAAAAGGTTTTCACAAAGCCTTTAGAGATGACGAGAAGCAGTCGGATATTTACTGGCTAGCTCACGAGTGTTTACGCACAAGTGGGGTAGTCGTAAAACCTTTCGGGGCCGATTTCTTGGACGAGTTAGTAAAGGTCGAGGTCTTAGACGATGAACCTTTAGGCTAGGGCGAGACTCCCTTACTTATCAGGTAGCGCAGCTATCTATTAGGTTAGGGATCTCGCCTCAGTCAGTACTCGATCTCGATACAGAGATGTACAAGATGCTTATACAAGTATTAAACGATCAAGCTAAGGAGGCTGAGAGATATGCCAATAGAAATAAAAGGCGTTAAAACCACTCTTAAAGCCATCCGTAAAGTAGATCCTGAATTGCTTAAAGAGATGAACAAAGAGATTAAGGCCGTAATGATCCCTATCCGGGATAAGGCACGAGGGTACGCTCCCTCACCTCAGCCGGATAACCTCTACGGATGGAACGAAAACACCGTAGGTAAAACAATTACTGCGAAAAACTCGGCCTTTAGAACTTTTAACACTGAGGGCCGCCTACGCCTCTTTCCACTTTATGATTATGAGACCGTCAAAAAAGGTATCTACTACGCTCAAGGTGCTGGTACTCGTAATAAAAATGGATGGCAGGCTTTGTACTACGTAGCTAATAAGTCTGCCGCCGGTGCTATTTACGAGACTGCCGGACGAGCTAACCCGGGCGGATCCTCTCAGAGTAAATCAAATAACCCAGGAGCAGGCGCTCACTTTATTAGTCGTATGGGCCCTCTATATGGAGATCAGCGACAACAGCGCGGCCGTATGATCTTTAGAGCGTGGGCCGAGGATCAGGGTAAAGCTCAAGCCGCCGTTATACGTGCTATCGAAAACACAGTAGCCGCCTTTAATAAAGGCCGTTACGGTAAGGCTGCATAATGGCGCTAAATATACCTAGCTTAGTCGTAAATGCCGTTAGCACGTGGAACGGTAAAGCCCTCGGTAAAGGCCAAAAGCAAATATCGGGCTTTGAGAAAAGCGTAAAGAATCTAGGTAAAGCTTTTGGTATAACTTTCGGAGCTGCAGCTTTAGCTAACTATGGTAAAAATGCGGTTAAGGCTTTTGCTGAAAATGAGAAATCAGCCGTACGCCTTGCTCAAGTAGTTAAAAACCTAGGGCTTGCTTTTGAGGTACCTCAGATCGAGCGTAACCTAGACGATATCTCGGCTAAGTATGGCCTACAGGGCGAGGTACTACGCGAGGCTTTCCAAAAGCTAGTAGGCGTTACCGGCTCAGCTAATAAATCTACAGAGCTACTTAACTATTCCCTATCAATAGCTGCAGGATCTACCGAGGATCTTTTAACCGTAAACCAAGATTTAGCAAATGCTTACGTAGGTAATAATAAGGGTTTAACTAAATATAATTTAGGGCTTACAAAAGCCGAGCTAAAGACCCTCAAGTTTGAGGATGCGATTACTTTACTTACTACAAAGTTTAAGGGCTCAGCTGAGGCCGAGCTAGATACCTACGCCGGCAAGATGCGCGTATTAGGTGAAGCCGCCGATAATGCTCAGGAGATCATAGGCCAAGGCCTTATCGATTCACTTTTGATTCTATCCGGTAATACCTCCGTCGAGGAGTTATCCGACGATATGGTCAAGCTTGCCGAAAATACTCGCGCTGCATTAGTCGAGATGAGCTCGTGGGGTAAAGATGTTTTTGATGCTTTCAGCTATGGCGCTAACGTATTAGAGAAGTTTATTAACGCTACTCAACCTTTCGCAGACTTAATTTTTGCAGGAGATCCGACTGGGTTTATGGATAAACCTAGAGCTAGAGCAGGGCGATCTTT